CTTATATATATTATTTATACAATCTATCTTATAAATATGCATTTACCTATTAAATTTGGAGATTTGGAATTTTCGTTCTCTAGCAGCACTCCATTGTGTGGCGGGCCTTTGGACAATAGACCCGTCAATTATACAACTGAAGTGAGGTACGAGAACATAGCGCCTTTTGTTAATGTCACAAAGGCTAAGGAACCTCAGGGTACAAGCGCCCCCATTAAGGGCGCTATTATTGAGGGGATTCCGATACAGGTGGTTGCTCAGTCCGAGGGAGCTACTCTTCATGCTGTAAAGAAGCGATGCGATCATGCACCCAAGCCCGATGTTGGTGACCTTTTCGTTGAAGGTCACCACATGCTCATGGATATTATTCACGAACGTGAAGAATTGAGGATGGACTATGGGATGATATGCGCTTATCTTGACGAGATGAGCGGTGCAAAGCGGGAGAGGTTAGGGGCTCTTTTGGACAGTTTTGACTTCACACTGCCTGGTTATTCGGATAAGGTCGTGTTTGCGAAATCGGAGGCGCTGGTCAAGGGTGGCAATGCTCAGCCACGTGTCGTTTACCAAGGTGGCGACATGTACAATCTTGTAATGGGCTCTGTCATCTATTATTTGTCTCGCCGTATAGCGGAGGAACTCTCACGCAGTAACCCACAAAATAAGGGTACTGAAGTAATCTACTGCGTGGGTATGTCCGCTGACGAGATAGCTGATATAGTGCACCACACTTCGGGCAAGCCGCTCGAGAACGATTTTAAGAACAACGACGGAACTCAGCCGTCGGGGGTTCGGAAATGGGAAGCCATGTTTTATTATAAACTTGGCGCACCGCGTTGGTTTGTTCGTGAGTTTGCTCAGAACACAGGCGTGAAGATTTTTACACGCTATGGTGTTCGAGGCCATGTTAAGGGACAGAGGTGGTCGGGGGAAGTAACTACCACCACTGGTAATGGCTATGTGAATAGCTGTATTAGCTTGGCCGCTTTAAAACGAGCAGGGATCACCAAGAGCACAACGCTGGTTTACGGGGATGATAACTTGACATACACTTCCGGTGACACTGGTAAACTCAGTGATGCTTTCCAGGAAGTGGCTAAAGACACTGGTATGGCCGCTGAAACTGTCAGTCACGACCATCGCGAGAAGGCAACATTCTTGCGCAAAAGGTTCGTACCATGTGCCGATAGGACCCTCCCCGTACCCTCGTTTGGACGTGTTTTGTGCAAACTTCCGATACGTAGCAACTTCAATAAAGCCGTATCGGATGCTGATTATATGGCGGGCAAACTGTTATCTGCCGCCTATGAGCACAGACACCTCTACGACATCCGTAACCTCCTTCTCGAGACAGCTGAGCAATTATCCTCAAAACCATACCTCGATATGCGGAATCAGGCTATGGCTTTTAAGTACACAGCTGAGGAACTTAGGAATATGACTTCTAGTGCCTCCACCATCGACCTCGACCATTTGAATAGCTTTCTGTTGAACGTGTATCACATCTCGGATTCCGAGTTGTATGACGCCTATCAGCAAGCTTGTGACGGTATACTCGGTTTTGCCCGAGTTAACAACACCCGTATGCGTCCAGGTTCGAAAGGAGTGCCCCACATCGCCCCAAAACTGCCACGCGCTTTGTGGAACCAAGCACTGGAATGTCTGATATCTCAAGACGTTTCTCTCTAGTCGAATGCACTCGCCCGGGTTAAGTGGTTTCCCGGTTAACAATCTCCTCCCACACACCTGACAAGTG